AAGCAACCATGATGGACTTGTATAGTACATACGTTCAGAATGGTGGAAACCTTTATAATGGCTAAAGACCCCCGCCTCGCCCGCGCTGGAGTATCGGGTTATAACAAGCCCAAGCGCACTCCAAGCCACGCCACTAAGTCACACGTAGTTGTGGCTAAGGAAGGCGATAAGGTTAAGACCATTCGCTTTGGTCAGCAGGGTAAGACGGGCGACAAGACTATGACAAAACGCGCTAAGTCCTTTAAGGCGCGTCATGCGAAAAACATAGCTAAGGGCAAGATGTCTGCGGCGTATTGGGCAAATAAGGTGAAGTGGTAGATGTCAATTACAACCTATGCAGAGCTTCAAACCGTCATCGCTGACTTCTTAGATCGCGATGATCAGACTGAGCGGATCAAGACGTTTATTAATTTGACTGAGGCGACTATGGATCGTCGCTTGCGCCATTGGCGAATGGAGCGTAGATCAACGGCAACGGCTGATACGCAATACACAACGTTTCCTAATGACTTCATGGAGCCTATTAGGTTTTCTTTACAGGCAAACCCGCCGCACGCTGTTGAATTAATTGGGCAGGCTGAGATGATGGACCGCCGCGAGGCTGCTGCCGACACAGCGGGCGCACCTCGTTATTATGCAATAACTGATGGTTCGATAGAGTTGTTCCCTACGCCAGATAGCACGTATACCCTTGAAATGGTTTACTATTCTTCTATTGACAAACTATCGACATCAAACACATCAAACTGGGTTTTACAGTATCATCCAGATGCTTATTTGTATGGAGCGCTTGTGCATTCTGCACCATTCTTGGGTGAGGACGTTCGTATGCAAACTTGGGGAGCATTGTTCCAAAGTGCGATTGATGCTATAAACATGGAAAATGAAAAGGCCAAGTCAGGCGGTTCAGGTCGTCGTTTAAAGATTAGGAGTTACTAATGGCTAGTTTTACAAAGGTAAACGATTTCGTCAAAAACATGGCGAACGCAATGGACTTGGACAGCGACACACTTGCGGTTGCACTGTCTAACACTGATCCAACAGCGGGAACAGACGTAACAGCGGATGGTTTTGGGGTTTTAGCGAACATCAGCGAAATCTCTTACACAAACCTATCGTCACGCACATTGGCGAACGTCACTAGCACACAGACATCAGGCACATATAAGCTATCTGCGGATGACCTGACGCTGACTGCATCAGGTGGCTCAGTAGCAGCGTTTCGCTATGTTGTGATCTACAACGACACGCCAACATCACCAGCCGATCCTGTGATCGGATATTACGACTATGGGACATCCTTGACCTTGAACGATGGTGACACATTCACAATCGACATCGGGACAAACGGCATCCTAACAATGGCATAATGGAGGGTCATCATGGCTAAACTTTTTAACAGGGCCAAGATGACGACATCCACTACTGGTAGCGGCACGGTCACTCTTGGTAGTGCGTCTGTGGGCTACCAATCATTCGCGGATGCGGGTGTTTCTAATGGTGATGTCGTTCAATACGTTATTGAGGAAGGTGGCAATTTTGAGATTGGCACGGGTACTTATAGCTCAACTGGCACATCACTAACACGCAGCCCGACAGAAAGCAGTAATTCAGGCGCAGCTATCAGCTTGAGTGGGGCGGCAACAGTGTCGATCACGGCGGTTGCTGATGACCTTAATCGCTTGCAGCATGCAGGGTCTACTAAGGTTGAGCCTAGCGCGACAGGTGCCACGGTAACAGGCGATCTTGCTGTCACGGGCACTGTAGACGGACGCGATGTTGCTTCGGATGGCACAAAGCTAGATGGCATTGAAGCAGGCGCTACAGCGGATCAAACAGCGGCAGAAATTAGGTCGCTTGTAGAGAGCGCGTCAGACAGTAATGTGTTTACTGACGCGGATCACACAAAGTTGAATGGGATAGAGGCTGGCGCCGAGGTCAACGATCCAGCATTTAAAAATATCGCTGTTTCTGGGCAGTCAACAGTAGTTGCAGATGCAGACGCTGACACGCTAACCCTAGCGGCGGGTAGCAACGTAACCATTACAACGAACGCTACGACTGACACCGTAACGATTGCGTCAACGGACACAAACACCACTTACTCAGCAGGTTCAGGGTTGAGCCTATCAGGAACGACATTTACTCATACTGATACCTCTACCCAATCGTCTGTGAATAACAGTGGTCGGACATACATTCAAGATATTACTCTTGATGGCTTTGGACATGTCACTGGCATTAGTAGCGCAACTGAAACAGTCACCGACACTGCTAGACTTACAACTTTCCAGCTAGAAGATGGCGATGGGACTGAGGTCACAATTAGCCACGGCAAAGAGGTTAAGTTTGTTGAGGGCGGTGGCATTGACATCAACTGGACAGACACATCAACAGGCTCAGATGGCGATCCATATGACCTGACATTTACACATGCTGACACTTCATCGCAAGCATCAGTAAACGGGTCTGGGCGAACATACATCCAAGACATTACTTTGGACACCTATGGGCATGTCACTGGGCTTGCTACGGCTACTGAAACAGTCGTAAATACTGACACTGTTCCTAACAACGCAACTATCACACTAAGCGCAGGTACGGGTTTGTCAGGTGGTGGTAACTTCACGACAGACCAAAGTTCTAACGAAACAATTACGTTCAACCTTGAAGCACCTTACACCTACATTGACACAGCCACAGGACAATATGGCACAATCAAAGTAGACGATGACCGTGGCGTAACTTGGGCTGGTTATGCTATCCGTGACGATTGGGTGTTTATGTCTAATGGCGCATCAGAGGCTGGTATTTACAACGATACCGACAACGATTGGGCAATTAAGTTTGCGCAAAATGGCAGTACATCTTTGCAATATAATGGCAGCACGCGGTTTCAGACAGAAAGTTTGGGTGCATCTGCCCCTGTTGGCTTGCGCGTAGGAAATGCTGGAAACCCTCACAATGCTGGTGCGCTAGAAATTGCGGGTAGTTCTGCTGAAAAGATTGTCCTATCTGGCAATAATGACCCATACATTCGCTGGCAAGAGGGTACTACTGACAGATTTTACATACAGTGGCTTGCAGGCTCAAACGAACCACTCTTTCAAAACCAAGAAAGTGGCGGCTTTCAATTCAGATCAAACAGCACCACTGCTGCTGTTCAAATCAAACTTCTGGCTAGTGATGGTGACATATATGGTTCTGTTTATGGTACTCACGCAAATGAAATAGGTTTTCTAGACCAAGATGGAAATTGGGCTTATCGTCATGCAAGAGATAGTCTACATGAATGGCGCATAAACAACGGCGTTGAAATGTCTTTGTCTGCATCGACTTTGGACATGAAGGGTAATACCATCACTGAAGTTGAAGATATTGGGTTGCGTGATAGGATTTATCACGATGATGACACCGACACATATCTTAGCTTTGGGACAAACACTATCACGCTTGCCACAGGCGGCTCCTCTGAGATCACAGTCAACACCACAGGTGTACGTCTAGGCGACACAGGCAACGGCTACTTCCAGCCTGTCTCTGGAAACTACGGCTCTATCCAGATTGATGGCGGTGCGCACGGAAGTTACGAAGGTTACAGCATTGGTGGTCGTGCTGTGTTTATGCATGACAACAACACAGCGACAGGCATCTTTAACGATGTCAGTAATCACTGGTTGTTCCTTGGTCAATTTAACGGCTACACCCGAATGTACTACAATGGTTCGCATAAGCTAGAAACCACAAGCACTGGCGTTACAGTAACAGGTGACTTAAACAGTACATCAGACATCCGCTACAAAAAGAACATCGAAACAATAGATAGCGCACTTGAAAAGGTACAGTCATTGCGTGGCGTAACCTTTGATTGGGACAACGATGCCTTTGAAGAAAAGGAAGACACCAAGAAGCCAAACTTCACAGAACGTGCAACTGGTGTTATTGCCCAAGATGTTGAGAAGGTACTACCCGAAGCTGTGCGTGAGAACGAAGATGGCTTTAAGAACGTAGCGTATGGCAACATGGTAGGTCTACTAATCGAAGCAATCAAAGAACAGCAAGAGCAGATTGATGCTCTAAAAGCACAGCTTAACGACTAATAGTGAAAGGATACCAAAATGGCTCTAAGAACAGGCTCAGGTTCAGGCACTGTTAGAATAGGTAACAGCGGCGAACTACAGAACATCACAAGTGTTGATGCCACCACAGCGGCGGCTATTGGTGCAGGTGGTGTTGGCGGTGGCTTAAAAGAATTAGGCTCATCAACTTTTACATCAAATTATGGCTCTTGGGAATTAACCCTACCGTCTGGTTATGATTACCACGAACTAAGAGGGTCTTGGCCTGTACCAGCAAACAGTGGCTTTGGTGGAATATTATTCCAATTCTTCGATGGCAACGGCGGTATTATCAGCTCAGGTGAATATGCATATGGTGGTTCTATTTACAATAGTTTTCAAGCTGATAGAGATGATTACTATGGGCGACTAACAGGCAACTATCATAATAATGCAACGGGTTCTTACATTTGGGGTCGCATGCAAATATGGGATGCTTATGATACTAGTGTTCCAACGTCTTGGCGTTGGACTTGTTTGCAAGTTTCACCTTCTTATCTTGGTGGATCAGCGTATTTTGTTGAGCTGAACGGCAGAATGTTAAATGCCGAAGCAACTAGTAGCACTAAATTTATAGCTAGTAACGCACCCAGTGGTGTTTTAGCTACTCAGACGGGTCGTACTGATAAAGTAGTAAAGTACGGCATGAATTACTAAGGTAAAGGGATACGAAATGCCATTTATTCAGAGAGATGATGAAATTGTAGAGGTTCCAGAGGACTACTTCAATATACCTGCAAGCGTAAATGAAAGCCAAGTACGATTGCAACGTGACGCTCTTTTAGCAGAAACCGATTGGTGGGCTGTTGGTGACCGCACAATGACACAAGCCGAAAGAGACTATCGTCAGGCTTTGCGTGATGTGCCAGCACAAGATGGCTTTCCATTAGACATTAATTGGCCCACGAAACCTGAATAGGATGTAGTACATGCTTGGCTTTACCCCAATAGCCGCAACCCCGTTAGGCGCAACAAGCGCATTACAGGGGCTGACGTTTGAAGTAGACGCAGGCAGCTATGCGGTAAGCTATCAGGGCGCAGGCAAGTTAATTACAGACGTAGCACCGACAGGTGTATTCACGCTAGATGGTCGCGCGGTTGATCTAACAAAAGCAATGAATGTGTCGG